GGAAGGCGTCGAGAAATACGTCTGCCGCCAGTGCTTGTGGATCGCCATCCCGGAGGCGACCTTGCGCAGCTCCTGGAAGCGCGGCACCCAGAAGTACTCGTCGAAATAGAGGTTGCCGTGGTAGCTCTGCGCCGTGCGTGCGTTCGTGCCCAGGAAGTACAGCGTTGCCCCGTTCGGCAACACAATCGGATCACCCTTCAGCTCCACGCCGGCCGCGTCCTTCGCAAACTGCACCATGTATTGCTTGAACACGTGCGCCTGCGCCTTGCTGGCGGAAAGGAAGATCTGATTCCGCCCCGTCGTCAGCGCATCGATAAACGCCTCACGCGCGAAGTACCAGGTCGCCCCAATCTGGCGTGACTTCAGGATGTTGCGAATCCGCTCCGCCTCACCCGCGCGGTGCCACACCTCCTGATACCCGAACAGCGACTCGCGAAACGCATCGAGCAACTGTTCCTGCTCCTCCGGGCTGATCGCATTGCGCTCCGCCTTCTTGCGCGGCCCCGCATTGCGGTTGGCCACCTTCGGGTTGAGGTCCGTCTCGTTGCCGCCATCGCGGTACCGCTCGCGCCGCGCCACGTTGTTGAGCTGGCGGTTCAGCAGGTCGATCTCTTTGAAGTCGCGCCCTTCCTTCTGCTCCTTCGCCACCAGACGCATCAAGCGCTCTTCAATCGTCAGCGCCACGCGCTCATCCGGCGTCGTGTCCGCCCACCCGTCACGGCGCTTCCAGCTATGCACCGTCACCGGCTTCACCTTGAGCATTTCCGCGATGCGTGCAACGCGGTAGCCCTGCCAGTAGAGCGATCGCGCCACGCGGCGCGGGTCCATTTCCGGATCGATTGAGAGAGAAGCGATAGGCGGCAACGTAGTCATGACGCCACGCTACCGGCCGCGCGCGCGCGTGCCACGCGCTGCCTGTTGTGGCGCCGGTTCGCACAACACCAACGCGTTGCCCGCGCGATGCACGGCGCTGAAGATGACAGCACCAACGAACCACAAGACCATCGAGGACAACATGGGCACCAAGGCCAACAAGTTCTTCCGCATCGCCACCGAAGGCGCCACCAGCGACGGCCGCGTCATTGATCGCAACACGCTAGTGCAGATGGCGAAGAACTACGACCCGCAGACGTACACCGCGCGCATCAACATGGAGCACATCCGCGGTTACTCGGCGGCTGGCCCCTTCAAGGCCTACGGCGATGTCGTTGCACTCAAGGCAGAAGAGCACGACGGCAAGATGGGCCTGTACGCGCAGCTCGACCCCACCGACGAGCTCATCGCCCTCACCAAGGCACGCCAGAAGATTTTTTCTTCGATGGAAGTGCAGCCGAGCTTCGCTGACACCAAAGAGGCCTACCTGGTCGGCCTGGCTGTGACGGACAACCCCGCAAGCCTGGGCTGTGAAGTGCTGCAGTTCAGCGCCACCGCCAAGGTCAACCCGCTCGCCGCGCGCAAGCAAGACCCCGACAACCTGTTCACCGAAGCGGTGGAAGTCGACCTCGACTTCACACCCGAGCAGCCCAGCGCCACCGCAGGCCTCGCCGACAGCATCAAGCGCCTCTTCTCGCGCCAGGCCAAAGCCGAGACCGGCAACGACGCCCGCTTCTCCGATGTGCAGGACGCCGTGCAGATCATCGCCACGCAGGTGCAGTCGATGGGCGATCAGTTCACCGCAGGCCTCAAGACCATCAACGATCAGTTGGTCGAGTTTAAGGCCCAGGCAGATGAGCGCAGCAAGGCCTTCGACACGTTGAAGCACGGCTTGGAAAACACCCCGGCCTTCACCGCGCGCCCGCCCGCCACCGGCGGCGACGGCACCACCGACATCAAGACCGACTGCTGATACGGCCACAACCTCACAGCACCAACAAGACCCACATCCGGAGCACTCAATGCGCAACGATACCCGCCGCCTCTACGACGCCTACACGGCTGAAATCGCCAAACTGAACGGCGTTGAGCGCGTCGATACCAAGTTCTCGGTCAACCCGAGCGTCCAGCAGCGCCTGGAAACTAAGATTCAGGAATCGAGCCAGTTCCTGTCCAAAGTGAACATCCACGGCGTGCCCGAGCAGGAAGGCGAAAAGATCGGCCTGGGTGTGTCCGGCCCCATCGCCAGCACGACCGATACCACCAAAGAAGACCGTGAGACATCGGACCTGATCACGCTGGATGACATCGGCTACCGCTGCGAACAGACCAACTCTGACACGCACATCACGTACCGAAAGCTCGACGCCTGGGCCAAGTTCAAGGATTTTCAAACGCGCATCCGCGACGCCATCATCAAACGCCAGGCGCTGGACCGCATGGTGATCGGCTTCCACGGCATCAAACGGACTGCGACTTCAGATCGTGCCGCCAACCCGATGCTGCAGGACGTGAATAAGGGCTGGCTGCAACACATCCGCGAAGGCGCGCCACAGCGCGTGTTGACCGACGACGGAAAGAATGCCAACAAGATTCTCATTGGTCCAAAAGAGAAGGGGTCGGTCTATGTGGACCTCGACGCCTTTGTCTTTGACTTGGTGAATCAGTGCATCGAGCCGTGGTACGCAGAGGACCCCGAGCTAGTCGTCGTCTGTGGTCGCCAACTACTGGCGGACAAGTACTTCCCCATCATCAACCAGCCCAACCGGCCGACCGACACGCTGGCGCTGGACATGATCGTCAGCCAGAAACGCATCGGCAACCTGCCGGCCGTGCGCGTGCCCTACTTCCCGGCTAACGGCCTGCTCGTCACGCGCCTGGACAACCTTTCCATCTATTACCAGGAAGGCACCCGCCGCCGCACCATCGTCGACAACGCCAAGCGCGACCGCATCGAGAACTACGAGTCGAGCAACGATGCGTACGTAGTGGAAGACCTCGGCTGTGTGGCAATGGCCGAGAACATCGCCATTGTGGAAGCCGAGAAGGCGGAAACCCAATGACCAGCCCCGCCCGCAACCACTTCCTGCGAGTCTCCGCCGCCCTCGCGGCGCGGGCCGAGCAGGAGGCCAACCCGCTCCGTCACGCAACCGGGTACGAGCTCATGCTCGCGCAGCTGGCCGAGCACAAGCGCCAGCTCAAGCAGGTGCAGTCCGTCGAGCGCAAGGCGGACACCAAGCGCCGCATGCTGCCCGAATACGCGGCGTGGGTCGAAGGCGTCCTGCAGGCCGACAGCGGCACGCAAGACGACATCTTCATGACCGTGCTCGTCTGGCGCATCGACGTGGGCGACTTCGCCGGCGCCCTGCCCCTGGCCGGCTACGCCATCCGCCACAAGCTGGCGATGCCCGACCAGTACCAGCGCACCACCGCCTGCCTCATCGCGGAAGAGTTCGCCAACATGGTCCTCAAAGACCCGGCCGCCATCAAATCGGTCGACGTTGAGGCTGTGATGGAAGTGGAAGCCCTCGTGCGCGACCAGGACATGCCCGATGAAGTCCGCGCCAAGCTGCACAAGGCGCTCGGCTACGTCATTGCAGAGATGGCGACCGGGCACGACCGGGACACCGCCAACGCCTGCCGCGAAGAAGCCCTCGCGCACCTGCGCCGCGCGCTGGAGCTACACGACAAATCCGGCGTGAAAAAAGACATCGAGCGCATCGAGCGCGACATCAAGAACGCAGCCAAGCCCGGCGACGGGAAGAGCTGACACCGAGCGTGACCCCGCGCATCAGGCGGCACGGGGCAGTCTTCCGGCGTGCCGCGAAGCCTCGCCCCGTCCACCGCCTCCCAGCCTACTGAAACCATGTCCTCCTTCATCGCAGCCGCACCCGTGCCCGCGCAGGCACAACCCGGCGGGGAGCCGATCGGCAACGACGGCTTCTTCCCCGATATCAGCGTCGACCACGCCTACGCCGCCATGCGCCTGGACGGCACCGTCACGCAGCAGCGCATGCGCGCCGCGTTGGTCGAGGCCGTCATTTCCGTCAATGACGAGCTGCAGGCCTGGAAGGTCGCGCAGGTCTCGTTTGGTCGCAACTCGCTGGGCGACGTGCCGGCGTCCAAGATCGACGGCCGCAGCGCCCACCTTCACCGGTACGAGCGCGCGGTGCACTGCCTGGCCGCCGCCTGGCTCATCGAGCGCTACCGCACCATCGACGCCACCGCCGCCGGCGACCGCAAGGCCGAAGCCGAAAACCTCGGCGTCGAAGACCTGCGCC